ACACCGACCTTCGTTCTTATTCTATATGATTTTGACATTTTTTATCTTTTTTAATAAATAGTTTATACACTATTTTTAAAAGATAATTCATTATTATTAAAAATAAATTATTATGAGAAGTTAACAGTTTTTAAGTTTTTAACCCTAATATTGATATCTTTGTTTGGATATTTGATTTGATAAGTTTGATTTGGTTCCGCAAAAATTGTATCATCAATCAATTCTATTTGATGTGTCGTACTATCTAAATATCGTTGAGATGTTTGAGATGATGAATATTGACCCCCAACTTGGTTGAATACTTGGATATCTGATAATGAAATTACACCATTTTCACTTTGTATCAACCTTCTTAATTCAGAAATATTAACATTCTCACCCATTTGTCTATTTGTTGGGTCAAAATACTCTGATACAATCGTAATAATTTGAGAAATAACTGTCCCTTGGTTTTGAGTATTATCTAAAACAACATCAATATTAAAACTTAAATCAATAACATTAGCACTTTGGATAGAAACATAATCATTTATCATACGATAGTTTGATAAATAATTTGCAACATTATTTTTTAATGTATTTGAAATTACTTCCGTTAATCTACCAGTTTCATCATAAGATAACATTTGAACTATTATCTTATTATTATTTTCTGTAATCGATACCTTAGCCGGAGCTCCAAATTGTGACGGCATTGTTCTAATTATTGACTCATAATCATTCACGGTAACAGCTCTCTTTTGTGATGAAAAATTATACGAAACTAAATTTCTAACTTCTTCTGTTGTTGGGAAACTAGCCCCACCAATCGCCGCAGTTACATTCGTACATCTTAATGAATTTACGACAGTTGTATTAACACTATCCGAAGGTCCATTAACAAAGAATGAAACTGTACCTATTTGAGTAATAGCATTTACCCCAATATTACTACCAACACCACCACCTACTCTATATTGTATGAATAATGTTGTGTTTGGTTTTAATGTACTACCTAATGCTAAATTATTTGAATATTTATATAAATTTAATTGAAATCCGTCTCTCGCAAATTCTCTTAACTGTTCGTCCGCCGATTGTGAACCACCACCAAAAGTAATTTTTAAAAAACCCTCAGGTGTAAATTCAGTTATAAATTTAGTACTAGTCTGAATATACTTACCAACTTTAATCCCCGGAGAATCCGATACTTTTGTCGGGTCTTCAACAAATACTCTATCTTCCGCCAAAGCATCTACTTCGTACCATCTATTATTTAACCCTAAAAATTCTTGTGCTGACGGAATATTAGTATATTGAGTACTATCTTTTAGTAAAACGCTAGTAATCCCTAAAACATTCTTATCCGGTAAAAATAATTCGTAAAAAGGTTTAACATCATTTGGTGTTATTACTTTTTTAAACACTTTTGTCGTTCCATTAACAACAGTTTCTCGTTTAGTGATAGTATAATTTAATAATTTGTTATTTGAATCAAAATTAGGTATTTTTAATCTATTAGGGTAACCCTCAGCGTTGATTGGTGAAGCAAAATCAATATCGTAAACTGTTTCAAATACTTGTCCCGCACCATTAACCTGCGAACCTCTCCTTAAAATACCACAATACCTTAAATCTTCTTTATCACCATAAGCCGGAACTGTAATTGAGAAATCAACCAAAGCCACCGATGGTCTCATCCCCGGAACTTTCAAACCGTAGGTTTTTGCAATATTAAAAACAGACGACCTTTGTTGGGCAAATTGTAGGACCGTTTCTTGAATACTTCTATCAATGTTAAATTGTAAATTATCCGTTACTGCCGCATTTAAATCTAATAATACAGAAAAAACTGACGCATCATTAAAGTTTTGAATCGTATCAGGATAATACGTTTTAGTAAAGTTAATTAACTCTGTTCTAATTGATTGGAAATCCCTTGTAGTATAGGAAATTTTCTTATTTGCCATAATTTTATATATTAATTATTACAAAGTCACTACTATTAAACACATCATTATTGATGGTGTAATCAATCTTAACTTTTGCTGTATGTTCTTTATCCGACATATTTGGTACACGAAATATTCTTTCATCATTATCATTAATGTAACTACCCTTATCTTCATCACCATCTGAGGCCGCCTGAATACTAATGTTAGTTATTGTTATTCCGGGTAAATATGTTCCCGCAGATTCTCTTATTTCCGATTCTATTTCAGAAAATGTTGGACCATCCAAAGGTTCAAAAATAAATTCATATAACCTTGTACCAAAATCAGGTAAATAATATCTACTACCTTTTTTAGATAATAAAAGGTGTATTAAATTAGACCTAATCTCTTGGTCGTTATAATCCGATAAATCTAAATATTTTCCATCAAAAGAATCTCTGAACGGAAAAGTTAAACCATATGTTGTTCCATCTGCCATAACAATAAATATAGTGTCGTCACTATTTTTTATAAATACCCCAAAATAAAAAATCACGACCGAAGTCGTGATTATTATTTTAATTCAATTAAGAACCACATCCAAAACACTCAAATTCCGTGTCAGTTGGTTTTGTTGTTAAATCAACAGTTGGTTTTTCTATCGTCTTAGGTTGTTGAACTTTTGTAATATCAACAGCCAAGTGTTTTGCTCCGGTTGATATCGCCTTTGTTCTAACATAATAACAAAGAGTTTTCAATCCTTTACCCCAAGAATGGAAGTGTGAAGATGAAATTTTTGATAATGTTGGTTCAGACATATAGATATTCATCGATTGTGATTGGTCTATAAATGGTGCTCTGTCTGCCGCCATATCAATAAGTTCTCTTTGAGATATCTCCCAAATTGTTTTATATTTTGGGATTAAATGCTCAATTCTTTTAACCTTTTTGTTGTAATTTTTATCTTCCGGGTCTAAATAATGATTAAAGTTAATGTTCTGAACAGAACCTTCATTCATAATAATTTCATTTTTCAAATCCTCACACCAAACACCTAACTTTTCAAAATCGTTAATTAAGTACTTGTTTACGATTAAAATTTCTCCACCAACAACACGACGATTAAATAATGCCGAGTGAGCTGGCTCAGTCATTTCAAATGAACCTGTAATCTTAGCTGAAGATGCTACCGGCATCTGAGCCGTTAATAATGAGTTACAAACCCCGTGGTTGGATACTTCTAACTTAAGTGAGTCCCAATCCCACATTTTACCTAATCCTTTGTAATCTAATCCCCACATATCAAATTGGAATATACCTTTTGACATTGGCGAACCTTTAAAGAATTTATATGGTTTGTATTCCCCTGATTTACATAATTCCATACTTTCAGTGATTGCAGCAAAATAGATAGTTTCAAAAATCTCTTTATTTAACGTTTTCGCTTCTTCTGACGTGAAGATATAATCCATTAAGTAGAAGACATCAGCAAGACCTTGTGTTCCGATGGCAATTGCTCTTTGTTCCAACCCACCTTTTCTTCCTTGTTCGGTTGAATAACTATTGATGTCGACAACTTTGTTAAGAGCTCTCACAACTTTTCTAACCTCACTATAAAGTAATTTGAAATCAAACTCTCCTTTTATTATGAAGTTTTTTAATACCATAGATGATAACGTGCAGATTGCTGTGGTGTCCTCATCAGTATATTGGTAAATCTCATTACATAGGTTAGATTGTTTAATCACCCCGATGTTTTGATGGTTTGTCTTTCTGTTAGCACTATCCTTAGAACATAAGTAAGGAACTCCGGTCTCAACCTGTGATTCAATAATTTTATTCCAAATTGTTTGAGCCTTTACTTTTTTACCAAGTCCAAGTTCAACCGCTTTGTTATAATTTGATTCGTACTCATCTCCGTAAGCCTCTTGTAATGGTTTGATACCCGCTTTAATAATGTCATTTGGACAGAATAAATACCAATCATCGTTGTTCTTAACCGCATTCATAAAGTTGTCCGGTAACCAAATTGAGGTAAATAAATCTTTTGCTCTCAATTCCTCGGCACCTGTATTCTTTTTGATTTCAAGTAAGTCTATAATGTCTTTATGCCAAGGTTCAATATAGATAGCCGCACTACCTGGTCTTCTTCCTTGTTGGTTAAAGAAACGTAATCCTTCATTAACAATCTTTAAGTATTTCAATAAACCACCAGCAAATCCTCCTGATGAGTTAATACGACTCTCTTTACTACGAACATTAGACATACATAATCCAATTCCCGCAGCATCTGATGAATACGTGGAAATATCATTAAATGTTTGTAATAACCCTTCTCTTGAATCCCCATTATTGTATTTCAAGACACAAGACGCTAGTTGAGGTGTTTTAGTTCCCGCATTAATCATAATTGGTGTCGCCGGAGAAATAAGTTGATTTGATAATGAATTATAGTATTCAACAGCCTCCTCAAATGATTTAGTCACCCATAGAGCCACTCTCATATACATATGTTGAGGTCTCTCAATTACCACGCCTTTCGGAGTTTTCAATAAATACATTTCCTGTAATGATTTCCACGCAAAATAATCAAAATTGTAATCATTCTCGTGATTTATTACAGAATCAATATCTCCCCACCCATATTCGTTAATTGTATCAATTAAGATGTCATTAATAACACCATCTTCATGTAAACGTTTCATAGTATTACAGAAACTTTCATCAGTCTCTTTATGATACGCAGAAATAGCAACAGAAGACGCCAATCTCGAATAATCGTGATGACTTCCGGTATATGCAGCAGCAATCTCATAAACCAATTTATCTAACTCTTTTGTTGTAATAACACCTTCGGTTGGTACCGAAGTGATAACTTTAATGAATACCTCATCAGCATTCACATTCATACCCTTAGCCGCTCTTTTGACTCTCTGATATATTTTTTGAGGGTTAAACGATACTTCGTCTCCCCCTCGTTTTTTTATCTTTAATGACATCATATTAAAAATCTTCTGTAAACGTTAATGACTCACCTAACTTAGCCTTTTGGTACTCCATAGTTCTTGATTCAAAGAAATTACCTTTTGTCTCAAGAGCTATCTGTTCCATAAATTTGAATGGTTGTTCTACATTAAAATGTTTTTTACAACCAAATTTAACTAGTAGTCCATCAGTTACAAATTCAAGATATTGTTTCATCAAATTTGAATTCATACCTATTAAAGATACAGGTAATGACTCAGTAATAAACTCTTTTTCAATCTCTAATGCCGATAATAATATCTCTTTAATTCTTTTCTCACTTGGTTTGTTCTCTACGTGATTGTTAATCAAATGAATAGCAAAATCACAGTGTAAATTCTCATCTTTGAAGATAAGAGTATTAGCATTACACAATCCTTGCATAATACCTCTTGATTTCATCCAAAAGATAGAACAGAATGAACCTGAGAAGAAGATTCCTTCAACAGCAGCAAACGCCACCAATCTTTCTTGAAACGTCGTTCCCTCAATCCAATCAAGAGCCCATTTAGCTTTCTTTTGAACCGCTGGTAACCTATCAATTGCGTGAAAACATTCATCTTTTTCTGTTTCATCAGAAACATAAGTGTCAATCAACAACGCATACATTAGTGAGTGAATGTTCTCCATCATAATTTGGAATCCGTAGAAGAATTTAGCTTCTGCGTACTGAACTTCTTTTAAGAAATTTTCCGCCAAGTTTTCATTTACAATACCATCAGACGCTGCAAAGAACGCTAATATATTTTTAAGGAAGAATCTCTCATTATCAGATAGGTTTTCCCAATCTCTAATATCGTTAGATAAATCAACCTCTTCTGCCGTCCAAAACGCAGCTTGGTGTTGTTTATAAAATTCCCAAATGTCGTTATGCTCTATTGGGAAGATAACAAATCTGTCGTTATTTGGTTCTAATATTTTTTCTTTCATTTTAATTTTGTGTTTGGTTTTTTTCTTTTCTCTTGTCTAACAAGTCCTTGATTCTCTGTCTATTTCTTTCTTCGGTTTGTTCTTCCAACCCTAAGAATGTTACTGAACTTTCAGTATCAATCTCCAACATACCATTATCAAATTTACAATTCTCAAATACAACACCATCATCACCAATACGGGATTTAGTTATCGCAATTGTTGCCAATTTCATTTCTTTTTGTTGTAGAGATTTAGCCACGGAAATAATTACGTGTCCTACCTGAGCTTTCTTAATAGAACCCCCCATTTGGTCGGTTGTTACAACATCTGATGATATTGAACTTCTATTACCCTGAGTTGCGGTCCATCCAACTAAATCTAGTTCGTGACACATAGATTCAAAACCTCTCATCACAGACCCTTCAGATTTCCATTCATCCCCCAAGTTTTTATCCGGGACCACACAGTCAATGTAGTCCAATAATACCATATCAATTTTGATTCCTTCTGAAATCATTTTTCTAATTTGATTTTTAATCTGCATCATCGTTATTGTATCGGATGGTAATTTTTTAAGTATCAATTCATTAGGCATTTTCTCCTTAATTTCTTGTACTTTAACCATAACCTCATCTTTTCTTACTGACAATTCATCCGGATGGATTTTTGTCCATAATGTAATGTGTTTACGTTGGATAATCTTCGGGTTATCCTCGAAGAATATTTGTAAAACATTGTATCCCAAATTAAATGCGTGATTCGCAATTTTTGTAAGTAACGTTGATTTACCTACACCTGTTGGTGCTAAAATAACACCGATTTCACCCTTAGCTAACCCCCCTTTTAAGAGTCTATCGATACCCGGAATACCCATCGGTATCGGATGACGATAATCCTCGTTTAGAACATCATCTAAATTACTAAAAACACTTTCCGTTCCCTTATCGTGTTCCCCTACTTGTAATGCCTTACTAACCATTTCCTCTAATGTGTCATAACTCTCAAATTCACCTGAATCGATGATTTTTTGAGCTTTAACCATTACTTTCTGTAACTCCTGT